GAAAAAACTAATAGTGCCCCAGTAACAATTACAACCTGGCAATCTGTTTATAAACTAGAAAGGTCTTTCTTTGAAGAGTATGGTGTAATTATAGGTGATGAAGCTCATTTATTTAAGAGCAAGTCACTAATACAAATTATGACTAAACTGCATCACGCAAAATACCGATTTGGATTTACTGGAACTTTAGATGGAACTCAAACTCATAAGTGGGTTTTGGAAGGATTATTTGGTCCTTCTTATAAAGTAACCAAAACTGATGAGTTAATGAAACAAGGACACTTATCTCAACTTGATATTCAGTGCCTTGTTCTGAAGCATCCACAACAAAAGTTTGAAACTTATGAGGATGAGATACAGTATTTAATCTCTCACGAACAAAGGAATAATTTTATTAAAAATCTAGCATTAGATTTAAAAGGAAACACACTTATTCTCTTTAGTCGTGTTGAAGCACACGGAGCAATATTATATGAAAAGATAAATACTAACAAGAGTGAAGACCGTAAAGTATTTTTTGTTCATGGTGGAGTGGATGCTGAAGAGAGAGAATTGGTAAGAGAAATAACGGAGAGGGAGAACAACGCAATTATTGTTGCCTCTTATGGAACTTTTTCTACTGGTATCAACATTAAGAATCTCCATAATGTTATCTTTGCTTCACCAAGCAAATCAAGGGTCAGAAATCTTCAAAGTATTGGAAGAGTTCTTAGAAAGGGAAAAGACAAAGTAAAAGCAACCCTTTATGATATTGCAGATGATTGCTCAACAAAGTCAAGAAGAAATTATACTTTAAATCATTTTATAGAAAGAATTAAGATATACAATGAAGAAAATTTTAACTATGAAATAATTACAATTAAATTAAAGGTATGATGGAAGAAGATTTTTATGCAACTTTAAAATTAAAAACAGGTGAAGAAATATTTGCAAAAGTAGCTGCATCTGAAGAAGATGACAGAACTCTTCTAATTATTTCTAATCCTATAATAGTATCTGAAATTAAAGGTAGAACAGGAGTAGTTGGATATAAAATAGAACCATGGTTAAAAACAACTACTGATGATATGTTCATTATCAATTTAACAGATGTCTTAACTCTTTCTGAATCTTCTGATATTGAAATGATTATGATGTACCAAGATTATATTCGTCAGAGTGGTAAAGAAAAAGATAATCAATCAAAGATTAATCGTAGAATGGGATATATTGCTAATGTTAATGATGCTAAAGAGATATTAGAGAAGCTCTATAAAAATAGCTAAGCCATTCTTATCAAACCGGACAAAGGTATTCTACAGAGTTTTTGTAACCTTGTCAACTATTTGTTTAGGTGGTATAATTTATACATAATAATGATAAAAACTTATGATTACCACAGCAGTTATGACCAAGAGAAAAAGGTCAGAGCATTATGTTAATAATAAAGAGTTTCTTGCTGCTCTTATTAAGTATCGTGAAGATAAAGAAATTGCAGAGATTCAAGGGAAGCCAAAACCTCCTATTCCCCGCTACATCGGAGAGTGTTTCCTAAAGATTGCAAATCACCTTTCATTTAAACCAAACTTTGTGAACTATATGTTCAAGGAAGATATGATTTCAGATGGTATTGAAAACTGTGTTCAATATATTCACAACTTCAATCCAGAGAAGTCACAAAATCCTTTTGCTTACTTCACTCAAATTATTCACTACGCATTCCTTCGTCGTATCCAAAGAGAGAAGCGTCAACTAGAAATCAAGAACAAAATTCTTGAGCGTTCGGGGTTTTCTGAGGTGTTTGCAGACGACAACACTATTGACGGTGGGAACTATTCCGACTATAATTCTATCAAGGACGGAGTTCACAGCAAACTGCGGTATTGAATGAAAGTAGCAATTATTACAGACCAGCATTTCGGTGCCAGAAAGAATTCCAAACTCTTTCATGATTATTTTCTAAAGTTCTATAACGACGTATTTTTCCCTACACTCGAAGAGCAAGGGATTACTACCGTTGTAGATATGGGAGATACTTTTGATAGTCGTAAAGGAATTGATTTTTCAGCATTATCCTGGGCTAAAAATAATTACTATGACCGTCTCCAAGAAATGGGTGTGAAGGTTCATACTATTGTAGGAAACCACACAGCTTATTACAAAAACACAAATAATGTAAACGCAGTAGATTTGCTATTGCGTGAGTACGATAATGTGACCGTATATTCAGAACCAACTGAAGTAATGTTGGGACAACTTCCAACACTTTTTATACCTTGGATTAATCAAGAAAATGAAGCAAATACTCTTAAACTTATTGAAAAGACAACTTGCCCGTGTGCGATGGGGCACCTTGAACTCCAAGGATTTAGAGTTAATAAACAAATCGTCATGGAGCACGGTTTGGAGGGCAAATTATTTGGTAAGTTCAGTAGGGTCTACTCGGGACACTATCACACTAGATCGGATAATGGGGTAGTTTATTATCTCGGAAATCCCTATGAAATGTTTTGGACCGATGTTGGAGATACCAGAGGATTTCATATTTTTGATACTGAATCAGTAACTCATGAACCAGTAAATAATCCCTTTAGATTATTTTACAACATATATTATGAGGACACTGATTATCAAACTTTTGATACTCGTGAGTATGAAAACAAGATTGTGAAGATTATCGTCCGCAAAAAATCAAATACAAAAAAGTTTGAAAAGTTTGTTGATAAGTTATACTCTTCGGGAGTTTCAGATCTTAAGATTGTAGAAAATTTTGCAATTCAAGAATCTGAAGACTTTGAAGCATTTGAATCTGAAGATACCCTTTCAATTCTGAATAGATATATTGAGGAGGCAGAAATCAATCTCGATAAATCAATCGTTCAGAAAGTGATTCAGGAGATTTATCAAGAAGCATGTGAAATAGTCTAATATGTTTATTCTAACTATCGATGGTAAAGAAACTGAAGGTGCATATTCTGTAGCAGATGATGAAGGGGAGCAAATTCTTTATTTGTTTGAAGAAGAAGATGATGCAGTAAGATATGCTATGATGTTAGAAGATAATGAATTTCCAGAAATGCATGTAATTGAAATTGAAGATGATGTAATTATAAAGACTTGCGAAATTCATGATTACAAATATACTGTTATTACACCTAATGATATTGTGATTCCTCCTGATACTGAACATGATTTTATTTAAAAAAATTCGGTGGCGTAATTTTCTTTCTACTGGACAGCACGAAACCGAAGTTGACTTTACAAAAAATAAAACAAATTTGATCATCGGAACAAATGGAGCTGGTAAGTCCACCGTTCTTGATGCACTTACTTTTTCTCTGTTTGGAAAACCATTCCGTAAGATTAACAAACCTCAACTTATCAATTCCGTTAATGAGAAGGATTGTAGGGTTGAGGTTGAGTTTTCCATTGGTAATACTGAATGGAAAGTTGTAAGAGGAATCAAACCTGCCATCTTTGAAATTTGGAGAAATGATGCTGCTTTAGATCAGTCAGCAGCTGCTTTGGACCAGCAAAAGTGGTTGGAGCAAAATGTTCTTAAGATGAACTATAAGTCTTTTACTCAGATTGTAATTTTGGGTAGTAGCACTTTTGTTCCTTTCATGCAACTCTCTGCTGCTAATCGCAGGGAAGTGATTGAGGATTTGCTTGATATTAAAATTTTCTCTTCTATGAATACAATTATTAAAGAAAAGATTCGTTCTGTGAAGGAAGAGATTAAAGTTTTTGATCTGAAGAAAGAATCTCTTCTTGATAAAGTTAAGATGCAAGAGGAGTTTATTGGGGAACTTGAGAACCGTGGTAATGCCAATATAAATACCAATAAAGAAAAGATTACCAATTTAGATAAAGAAATTGGTGATTATATGGAAGAGAATATTTCTAATGAAGACCCTCTTAGAGCACTTATTCGTGAGCAAGATGCTATTACTGGATATGCAGAGAAACTTCGTAAGTTAGGAAACCTAAAAGGTAAGATTTCTCAAAAAGTATCTACTATTACTAAAGAGCATAAATTCTTTACTGAAAATACGGTATGTCCCACCTGTACACAACCGATTGATGAAGAGTTTAGAATAAATAGAATTAACGACGCTCAAAATAAAGCAAAAGAGTTGCAGTCTGGTTACAAAGAACTAGAGGAGGCAATTAAAGAGGAAGAAGAGCGAGAGCGTCAATACAACTCTTTAACGAAGGAGATTTCAAAATTAACGAATGGCATTTCTCAAAACAATATTAAGATTAATGGATTGCGGAGACAAATCCGAAATCTTGAATCAGAAATTCAAGTTCTTACCGAGAACCTTGCAAACAGAAATACTGAACATGAGAAGTTAGAATCCTTCAAAGACAACTTAAAAACTACATACGACGAACTCGCTTCTAAAAAAGACACAATCAACTATTACGATTTTTCGTATAGTTTACTTAAAGACGGTGGAGTAAAATCCAAAATCATCAAGAAGTATCTTCCTCTCATCAATCAGCAAGTTAATCGTTACTTGCAAATGATGGACTTCTATATTAACTTTACTCTTGATGAGGAGTTTAATGAAACCGTCCAGTCACCTATTCATGAAGAT